TAAACCTCCAGGTCTTTTCTGTTTAATTAATTCTGTCTCTATAGCTGCTGATAATGCAATACCTAATGCTCTACCTTCCTCTTCATCTCCTTCTACGTTAGAACCAGAAGCGTCTACGTTTACTACAATATTCATTCCACCCATACCATGATTTGGAATTATAGTACCTGCTCTGTCAGGAACAAAAAGTTCTGGCCCTCTTTCCCCTACGATTGAAGCCCTACCAACAGGAGGTCTACCACCATTAGCAAAATTACCACCAAAATCAGATATCGTTGGACCACTCGAATTTGTATACAAACTCATTTCATCTAAATTAACACCAGCACCTTGACCAGCCATTCCACCTAAAAAAGCATTGCCTATAAAACCAAGTAAACTTCTTGATAATCGGTTTGCAAGCATTTGTGCAGCCATATCTAAGAAATGATCTGCAATACGATTAAACATATTCCTAAACGCATCTTGAACTGTCATTGTTCCTTTTATTATTCCTTTAAATGAGTTTTCAAAAGATTGTCCAAATATTTGAGCAAATTCAACTGCTTGAAATCTCAAATCCATTAATTTAGTAAATTCTTTATTTAAATTTACTATCGCTGCGTTCATCGGATCAGACATAATAATAGCCTGTTTCAATAACTCTTCACTAATTTGTCTTTCTATATCTAATTTATCTAATGCAAATTCATGTGCTCTTTTCTGCTCATCCGTCATAATCTCTGTATTTACTAACTCTTTAACTTTGATCTTTTCTACAATTTTTAAAAGATCCATTCTTTGTTTTAAAACTTTTATATCCTCTTGTCTAAAACCAAAACTTTTTTGTTCTATCTCTAATTGTTTATTTAATGAAGATAATTCAAACTCTCTCCTTTCTTTAATTAACTGCTGTAATCTTTCTTGGTTAAAATCTGGTGCTACTCCGTAAATATCTGAGGTTTGACCACCTAAACCTGATTCATTCGCTATGCCTGGGAAAAGACCTTGTTCTAATGATTTTCTGTACTGGTCAAAAGTCATTCCATTTACTTTTTTCCCTATAGTTCTTAGATCTATCATTGTTCCTCTAGTATTTTCTGCTGTTAAACCTTGTCCTGGGAAAAATGCTTCTAACGCTTGATTATATGCAGCAGTTTGAGTTCTTCTCTCTACAGTTGTCATAGAAACTGCACCAAGAGCATCACTTATTTTAGCTAAAAAGTTTGATAGAGGGCCAGCTACTAATAGAGTTATAGCAGTGCCTAATCTCTGCAATTCGTTTTGAAATCTTATAGATTCTTTTCCTAAATCTGTAATAGTTTTTCTATTAGTGCCAAATGTTTTATTAAATCTATCTAATGTGTGTTCTGCTGCTACCGCCTCTAATCCAAAACTTTTTAAAGTTTCAACTGTATCTCCAAAAGGTGTATTAGCTTGACCTATTTTTTTAACAAGTAAATCAACATTTTCTATAGGATTTCTTAATGCTTTTCCTAGCTCCATAGCTGATTGAGCTAATTTATCAAGTTGCGAACCTAAAGCTGTACCAACAAGTGACAATGCAAAGCCCATTTGTCCACCACCTTTGCCTTTCATCTTTCCACCAGCAAAACCACCAGCAGCACCACCAAGTGATGCACCTAAACCTTGTCCAAATAACAAAGGAAATGCACCACCAATTAAAGCATTTGATATTGCAGCTTGATTTGTAGTTTTTCTTGTTTGTAATTGTTTTCTTTTTTCTAAAACTTTATTTATTCTATTTTCAAGTTCAAATTCCCTTACAGATTGTTGAAATGCAGCTTTTCTTGTTTTTTGAGAAGCCATAATACTAAACTTCTTTTTAATTTCTTCTGCGACACTTTTCTTTGTTTGTTGAACATTTTTTTGTAAAAGTTTATTTTCTTTTTGTCTTTGTTGATTAATTTTATTTATTTCATCTTTGAACTCTTGTTGAAACTCTTGTTGTATTCCAAATTTTTTTTCTAATTCACGAGTTTGTTTTGTTTCAAGTTTTAATAATCCTTCCTGTAATTTTTTATTATCTGCTGCTGATTTTTTTGCTGTTGCACCTGATAAATCATCTAATAACTTTTGTTGTTCAGCTAATCCTTTATTTACTTGATCTTGTGCTTGCAAAAATTGTGATGCTGCTATAGTTGCTTCTTTTGTTCCTAAAGCAACATTTCTTAAATTAGTTGATGCTCCACTAAGATTTCTTTGTAAATTACCTACACTTCTTGCTAAACCTTCACTTCCTGCTGAAAAAGATTGTAAAAATATATTTGCACCTTTTATGTTTTCTGCAACATCTCTTATTTGCTTATTAAATCTTCCTAGTTTTTCAGCACCTTTTAAAGCAACAGCAATATCAACATTATAATTAGCCACTTGCTATAAAAATTAAAACATTTTCTCTATATTACCTTCTTTTGCCTTTTAAAGCACTACTTCTTTGTGCTTGTTCTTTTTGTTTTTCATATTCTTCATTTTCAATTTCACTATATGCAGCCCACCCTATCATTTCTTCAATAGTTAGAGTCTCACATAATTCAGCTACAGTTTTGTGTAATGTCTTTGCTAAAGAAAACAAAAACTGCCAATCTTTATTAGCTTTTCAAATCGGCTTTAGCCTCTTTTACCTCCTTATCAGCACCAGCACTTATCATTGCTAATTGTATCTCCTCAAGAATAGATGCCTCTATTTCTCTTCTTAATGAAGCCTTATCTCCATCTTGAAAAAGTTTTGATCCCTCTTTATCTAATGCTTTTTCTATCATCATTTGTAAAGCATAATCATTAGCATCATTACTATTTGTCTTTTTTTGTATTGCTTCTCTTTCTGCAATAGTTAAAGGATGCCAATAGACAGTAAGAATAATCTCATCATCTTTTTTTATATCATGTTTGTAAAGTTGAGAAACTCCAAACTTGTTCTTTAAAAGATCAACTGCTCTAGTCATAAAATTAGTATACCTACTTTAGTATACTAAGCGTTTGCCGTAAATTGGCAAGATATTAAGGCAAGAAAGTGTGAAGAGTCATCTAATTCAATAGGAGCAGGGCCAACAACATCAAGCACTCTAGGATCACAACTAAAAGTATCTGTATAATCAGAAGCATTGACAGAAGTAAGCCCATCAATAACAGCTTCTCCTAATGAAGATAAAGTTGAACTACCTTTTCCTCTTGGAACATAAATATTGCATTGGATAACACCAGAATAGAAATCCTGTGATACTCCCTGTGTTTGAGTTGTTGCCTGTGCAAAATCAACTGACATAACAATATATTTTTTAGTCTTACCAGGTGTTTTATAAACCATATTGTCGTAAACCATTTCGACAGTAGCATCTACTGCTGCAACTGCATCAGTTACTGCTTTTTCAAAAGCTGCTCGTGTGTTAACTAAAGTCATGGAGTTTCGTAATCAACAAATACTGATTTAGGATCTGCAAATGAACCAATACCTTTTCCTGTAAATCTAACATTTGGATTTATTTCACTTCCTCTAACTCCAGTACCAAATGTAGCAACACCTAGTTTTGGTTTTTCAGTAAATACTTTATTTATTAATGGTCTAAGCTGACCTTGAACATATTGAGGTATTTTACTTCTTGTAGAAGCTAAAGCTCTTGCTGCATATTGTGATCTATTACCAATAAATACTTTAGAAAAAGGTTTGAAATTAGGTATTGAATTTATAAATCTAGGTTCAACTTTTGCTTGTGGAGATTTCCTACGTTGTCTTGTTGGATTTATATTACTCCAAGGTGCTATTGTTTCTCTTGCGTCATCAGGTCTAGGTCTTTGAGTACTAGCAGTCCAACTTGAAATAAAGAAACCTGTATCTATTGGACTTATTGCTTTTTGTTCAGATGATAAATCACTTAAAATTCCTCTTATCAAAATATTAAAATCTCTATCTAAATTTCCAGTTAGATCTCTTTCTATGTTTTCAATACCTTTAGCTCTAGCCATCAGAACCTCACTAATAAAGTAAACAGATAAGTCTGTCCACCTTGTCTTGTATCTATATTAACTATCTGTCCGACCCTTGTAGATCCAGCATAAGTTAATGTAACCTCATCTTGAAAATCAGGTTGATTATCTCCAATAAGATCAGGTGTTATATAAATT